CCGCGCGGCAGGAGCGCCATGACCTGCCGCCACAGCTCCCACTTGGTCGGGCAGAAGAACGGCTGTGTGCCGGCGATGCACGGAGTCGTCATGCGACAATTCTCCATCGCCAGGCCTGGCCGGCAGTCGGCAGTAGGCAGTCGGCAGTAGTGGGGCAGCAAGCCGGGCCGAGCGACCAGCGAGGCCCGGAAGGCGCCAAGGGCGCCCGCGCGTCAGCGCGGCCCTCAGCTCGTTCAGCGTCGCCGCAGAACAAGCTTCTCACCCCTCGTGTCAGGCATAGCTAATAGTCCCGAGCACGGGAATCTGCCCGAGCGCGTAGGTCACGTCCGCCGCCGGCACCGTCAGGCTGTGGTGATCCTCGCCGGTGGCGATCGAGATCGCCTCGACGATCTTGGAGCGATAGAGCGTGTAGGGCTCGGTGAGGGTGGAGACGCGCGCGCCGCGCTCGAGGAGGTCAATGAGCTCGGCATGGATCGCGTTGCGCACCTCGGTGGTGTCGGGCGCCAGGCCCGCGATCGTCACGTCGAGCGCGACGGGGATGGGGGCTGCCACCTCGACGAGGGCGCCCGCCGGGCGCACCGTGTCGATGTAGGCGGCGACGGTGGCGACGTCGGCGGCCTGCGGGATGCCGTTCGGGTAGGTGCCGTCCATCAGGAACCAGACGCCGACGCTCACCCGCTCGTTGGCGGCGGTGACCGGATCGACGAACACGCGGGTGACGCCGTTGATCTCGCGCGCCCAGGCGACGTAGTCGTGCCGCGCCCCGCCGTGCGGCGGCAGCTTCTTCCTGAACCAGACCCGCTGGCGCAGGCTCTCGTCGGATTCCAGGTCCGCGCCGGCGCCGATGCCGCCGGCGGCGACCTCGGCCGCGGTGTCGAGCCGCGAGATCGGCACGGTGAGCGCCAGGCCGACGCCGGCCGCGGCATTTCCCGTTTTGCCTGGGTTGAGCGCGCGCACGGGCAGGTCGACGGTGCCGAGCCCGCTCGTCACGCCCGAGGCGGTCGTCTCGTACTGGATGCCGTCGGCGCGCTCGAGCACGATGCCGGCCGGCACCGCGACGCTCGGGTCGCCGCTGATCGTCGCCTTGCCGGCGGCGAACGTCGCCGGCAGCCGCGCCATGCCGTACTCGGCCGCGTGCCGGTCGATCCACGGCCCCTCGGCGGAGAGCACGAAGATCTGCCGCGAGATGTAGTCGAGGAAGGAGAACGCCTCCCACACCGCGCCCGCCATCACCTTCGCCGAGACGGCGACGTTGTTGGGCCACAGGAAGGCGTCCGAGCCCTTGAGGTTTGCCCGGAACGAGCGCGCGGCGCGCTCGGCCAGCGCCTTCAAGGTCGGGATCTCAAACGGCATGCGCGAAGATCCCCTCGCCGAAGTTCATGGGCGCGTTGCGCAAGGACTGCTGCCAGAGGATCTGGAAGCGCTGGCTGTAGACGGTCTCGCCGGCGTGCGAGAAGTGCTCGACGCTCAGGCCGAGCAGCCCCTCGGCGGGCCGCGCCTCCGTCTCGACGAGCGTGCGCGCCACCGCGCCCTGGCTCACGAGCACGGCGAGCGCCTCCTCCGCGTGGTCCTTGACCTTGAGCGCGGTCTCCTCGGAGAGGACGCCGCGCTCCACCTCGAGCCAGATCAGCGAGCCGAGCGGCGCCTCGGGCTCGCCGTCGAGCCGGATCGAGTCGCCCCACCAGCCGCGGCGGTCGCCCGAGTCGTCGGGCAGCGTCGCCTCGGCGGGCGCGCGCGCGTCCGTGAAGAGCAGAAGCATGGTGGCGGTGTGCAGCGCCGCCTCGGCCCTCAAGCCCCCGCGGCTCTCCGGCTGGTCCTCTGGCCCAGCGAGCAGCCAATCGCCGTAGCCGCCGGAGGCGTCGAGCCGCTGCACCCATACCGTATCCCACGCGAGATGCGGCTGGCGCTCGCAGCCTTCGGTGTCGCGGATGCGCACGAGCATGCCGGCCGGTCCCTCATTCGTCGTAGCTCTTGGTGGCGCCGGAGATCAACGCGGCCCCGCAGGCCGTGAGATCGCCGTGGCGCGCGACGTGCAGCCCCTCGCAGAGCATCTTCTGGCTGTGCGTGACGATCGGGGTTGGCCCGTGAATCGGGCAGTTGAGGATGTCGGTGTGCCGGGCGATGCGCTTGCCCTCGCACTTGCTTCTCTCGCTTGCGGCGGTGACGATCGCCCCGCCGTGGGTGCTGGTGTCGCCCAGCCTCGCGATCAGCGGCATGGTTAGGTGGGGTTGATGTGCACGGTCCCGCCACCGGCGGACGTGATGACCACGTTGCCGTTCTTGTCCATGTGCACCTGCTGGCCCGGCGTCGCGTACATGGTGGACTCGCCCGGCTCGCGCTCCTTCGGCCGGTCCTCCTCGTGCTCGATCCCCATCAGGAAGGCCTGGTCGGGGCGGCCGTTGGCCATCATCACGTAGCCGATGGCGCCCTTCTTCGGCACGCCGGTGAGGCCGTGCGGCTGGCCGCGCAGCGGCAATTCGAAGATCTCGTCGGCGAGCCCCTTGACCGTCACCTTCTGGATCGGGCCGCTGTCGTCCACCTCGATCACCTCGACCCGGCGCAACACGTTGCGGCCGATGTCGATGTCGGCGTTGTAGCTCATGAATCGTATCCCGCGTTCCAGGCCCCGTCCGAGCCCTTGCCGTTCTGCCCGGTGCCGCGGTAGGCGCGCGGGTCGACGAGGGAGAGCCGCGCCGTGGTGCCGCGCTTGTCGTCCTGGCTCGCCTCGACCCGCTCGATCAGCATGTCCTGCACCAGGTGCATGAGGGTCGGGCTATTAACGAAGACGATGGTGTTGGGCGTCCACAGCGCGCCGGCCGGATCCCGCCAGCCCTGCGTCGTCACCGAGGCGCGGATCGAGTTGCCGGCGCAGCGCTCCTTCTCGTGGGCGGCCCGCTCGCGCGCGCGCGCCTTGTCGGTGTCGGTCTCGTTGACGATGATGCGCGGGCGGTAGCGCTTGACGCCGGAGTCGATCGCCTGCTCCTTGATGCGTAGGTTCTCCTCGCCCGAGCCGTGCCGCCTCTGGCCCTTGACGGTGACCTCCGACATGCGGCCCTGGTCGTCGAAGTCGACGCTCCATTCCAGGATGTTGACGCCCTCGATCAGGGCGCCGCCGGCGCGGGTGGCGACCGAGGCATTGGTCGCCGAGACCGAGCCGTCCGCCTCGCCCATCAGGGTTGCCCCGGCCGGGCGCAGGTAGCGCTCCAGACACCGGAAGCAGGTCTCGCCCTGCGCGAGCTGCTGGTAGGGGATCTTCGGCAGCTTCACCTTCTCGTTGAGGGTGACGCCGGAGAGCTTGAACTCGCGCGCGAACTCGACCGCCGTCTTGTCCTTGGCGTTGCCGGTCTGGTGCACGGCCGAGCAGTCGACGAGGTCCTGGCCCTTGCCGCGCCCGGCGATCGAGACGCTGTGTTGCTTCGCCGCGCCGGAGGAGTGGTAGCGGTTGACGTAGCCGTCGAGCACGAGCGCGCCGGAGGCGAGGATCTGCACCGGCGTGCCGGGCGGGAAGGCGAACTCGCCGGGCCGCTCGGTGGTGTCCACCTGGAACGAGCGGCAGGCCTCGTCGATCGCCGCCGACCACTCGACCTTCTCCCAGCCGCCATACGACATGCCGTCGGCGACGACAGTGACGTGTTCGGTACCCATGCCCCACCTGAAAGTTCCAGCTCCGGAGGGCGCTCCGATCGCCCGAGCGTCTATCAGCGAGGGCGTGAATCGGCAGCGCGAAAAAGCGCCGGCCATCCCCTCGTGACCGCTCGACGCACGCAAAGCTTCACGCAGCTCGTGTCAGCCTCAAGAGCCCAGCGCCTCGATGTCGGTGGGCATGAAGCTCGGATGGATGACGCGGTTGCGCCGGGCGAGCTCGCCCGCCCGCTCCGCGTCGCCGTAGAGCATGTTGGCGAGCCAGAGCGACGGCATCGGCACGCCGGTCGAGACGATCACCACGGGCGCGAGGTCCGTGAGCAGCCGGGTGAAGAACTCCACCGCGTGCCCGCGCGTCTCGGAGAGCGCCACGTAGAGCCCGTAGGCCTTGTCGCCGCTCAAGCGGTCGAGCTCGGCGTCGATCGCCTCGGCGACGTCGGCGCGCGCCTGGATTGCAGCCCGGCGGTCGCCGTATTCGATTTCCGTCTTGGCCACGGCCCACTGCGTGAGCGCGGCGACGCGCAGCGTCAGCGCGAGCGCCGCCGCGTTGGCCCGCATCTGCCGCGAGGACGGCGTGTTTCCGCCCGTGGGCAGATCGAGCCCGTACTCCGTGAGGTCGGCGAGGCTGCGCGCGGCGGCCGCCTGGTCGGGGCTCGCCTCGCGCAGGCCGGAGACCAGCGCGGCGATGCGCTCGACCACCGGGGCCGCCCTGCTGCCGCCCCCGTCGGCGACGAACGACGTCGCCGACCAGGTGTCGCCGGTCTCGCCCACGGCGGTCAGGCTCTCGGCCTCGTCGTAGAGGTCCTGCACGGCGCGCGCGAGTGCCGGCGCCTTGGCGGGATCGAGCGGGAGGCCGGCGCGCACCGCGTCGATGGCGGCCGCGGCGAGCCGCAGGTCCTCGGCGGCCTGATCGCGCACGAACCCGGCCTCGCCGGTGGTGCGGAAGGTTTCCAGGAACGCCGCGGCGAGCGGCGCGGCGGTCTCGGCCGCGGCGGCGAAGGTGAGCCTGGCGAGGTACGGCGCCGGCGTCGGCGCCGCCCCGGTGCCGTCGCGCCAGAACGTCAGCCGGAAGGCGAAGCGCCCCTGCTTGTCCTTGTCCCACGCCCGCTCGCAGCGCTCGCAGTGCGCCTTGAGCCGCGCCGCCGGCAGCTGCAGCGTGGCGGCCCCGCGCGCCTCGCAGGCGGCCATGAGCGCCGCCTGCTCGCCGATCGCCGCGTCGGAGGCGACGTAGGCCGTCACCTCGATGCGGTTGGCGGTGCGGCCCATGTCCTCGATGTAGGGCGCGTCGCGGTGCGGGAACTCGTGCACGACGAGCCGCCGCCCGGTCTCGATCTCGTCCTCGTCGACCCAGAAGCGGGCGCCGCGGAAGGAGGCGCGCCGCCAGGTCTTCAGCCAGTTGACCACTTACCGCCCCCCTGCGTCGGGCATGGTCTTGCCGGTGTTGAGCGTGCCGGAGATCTCGCCGCCGCGTTTGTCGGTCACCTGACCGGGGCCGGTGAAATGCACATCAAGCTCCATCTTGCCGCTGACCGTGCCCTGCACCTCGGCGTCGACCTTGCCGGTGACGTCGACGGTCTGCGGGCCGGCGGTCGGCGCGATGTCGCGCACCATGCCCTGCCCGGCGCCGAAGTCGAAGCGGCCGCCCGTCTGGCGCAGGCGGTGCTGCCGGAGCTTCTCCAATCGCTGGGCATGAATGTTACGGCCCCAGATGTCCGTCGCATTGTCTCGCCCCCAAAACAGCTCATTCGGGGTGGGTGCTTCCAGGAATTCTTCGTTCCTACGACGAAACCAGTCGCGCCAGGACCCGCCCTCCTTCTGCCAATAGTCTTGAGCGCTCCCGACGAGCCCCTTGTCCGGGTCCCAACTGTTGGAGGCCACAACCAGCGCCGTGATCGCCGCTGCGAGCGCCGTCAGAGTAGCGGCGAGTGGAGCCGCGGCGAGCGCGCCGGCAAGCGCCGTCACCGGCGTGACGAGCCCTGAGAAGGCGAGGGAAACCGCCGAGGCTGCGCCGGCGAACAGCATCGCGTAGGTGCCCCACTCGAGCAGGCGCGGGTTCGTCTGCCCGATGGCGTTCACGCCGTCGGTTATCTTATTGAAGACGCCGGTCAGCGTGTCCATGACCCCGGTGTTGGCGAGGGTGTCGCCGAAGGCGTCGACCGCCGATTTCATGCGATACCAGGCCCCGACGAAGCCCTGCATCATGATGTCGGCGAAGCGCTTGGTGGCACCCGGGATCTTGCGCTCGATCTCGGCCAGCATATCGTCGAACTTGCCGGCAGCGAACGCCTCCTGCAGCACGGCCGCCTTCTCGACGTGGTGCAGAGACAAAAGCTCCTTCAATAGCGGGACCGGAGCGTTCTTGTCGGCGAGCTCCTTGAACAGCGCCGCCGGGTCGAGCTTCGCCGCCATCGACACGAGATACTCCCGGATAGCGTCGCCGAGCACCGAGCGGTCCTCCGTCTGGCTCGGATCGATGCCGAGCGAGCGGGCGATCACTTCGGTGAGCCGGTCGCCGAGCGAGCCGAGGTCGCCCTTGAGGGCAGGGTCGTCGAGGATCGCCTGCACTTTCTTGAGCGGCAGGTTGTCTGCATCGATTCCGGCCTCGGAAAGCGATTCGGCCAGCCTGCCGGCGTTGAACTGTGCGTCGGGATTGTATTGCGCCCACTTCGACCAGTCGATGCCCCACGCCCGCATCAACTGCCGGGCCCTCTTGGTGGGCGCCAGCGCCCGCACGAACATCGACCGCATGGCGATGCCGGAGCGCTCCGACTTGATGCCGGCGTTGGCGAGCACGCCGTGCATGGCCGCCAGGTGCTCAAGGTCGATCCCGACGGTGCGCGCCACCGGACCGGCGCGCCGCAGCGCCTCGAGGAAGCCGACATATGTGTCGTTCGCCGACGTGGCCGAGGATGCCAGCACGTCGTTGACGTAGGCGAAGGTTTTCGCCTGCTCGGCGGCCGTCTTGAACGGCAGCGCCATGCCCAGGATGATGTCGGTGACGCCTTCGCCGACGGTCCTGATCGACTCGTTCGAAGCCATGGCGCCCTGCACCATGGCCTCTGTCGTGGCGATCAGCACGTCCTGCTTCATGCCGGCCATCGCCATCTCGCTGACGCCCTCGGCGATCTCCCGCCGCATGGCCGGATAGGCTTTGGCGACGCGCACGATCTCGTCGCGAAGCGGGCGGAACCCCTCCTTGCTGGTCTCGTTGAGGATGGCCTGGGTGCGGTTCAGCGATTGCTCGAAGTCGAGCTGAGACTTGAGGAAGAGGCCGGATCCCATCATCGCGCCGAAGCCGCTCGGGCCGGCGAGCGCGCTGCCGGCCTTGCGCGCGGCGCTCGCCACCGCCGCGCTGCGGCTGGATAAGGCGTTGAGCGCCCCCGCCATCCGCTGCACGGGGGCGGAGAAGCGGTCGACGGCAGTGATGATGGCGTTGGCGCGCAGGTCCATTGGCGTATCAGCGTCTCGGCAGCAGCTTCACGGCGTTGGTGATCTCGCTCTCCAGGCGGCGCTCCTCCTCGAGCGCCGCCTTGCGCTGGATCACGAACTGCAGTGCGCGCCGGTGCCAGTAAAGGACGTGGGCGACCGGCGCGGTTTCTACGTAGTCGGGGGCGAAGCCGAAGATGAAGACTAGCTCGTCGGCCCGCTCGGGGAGTTTCCCCGCGAGAACGGCAGGATGGCGATCCGAACGGCCTGGATCAGCGCGCCGGAGTCCTCGGGCGCGAGCGTTCCCAGGATGGTGCGGTCGAGGCCGGAGAGCCGCACCGCCCACGAGATCAGCGCCTCGCGGTTGGTTTTGACCTCCATCGACCGCGGCTGGCCGGTTGACTCGTCAACACCGGCGGCGGCCACGCAGTCGATGTCGCCGATTTCGATGTAGTCGCTCAGGTGCGGCTGCCGCAGCACGATCTTTCGCACCTCGCCCTTGTGCGTGGCGAGCGGTCGCGAAAGCTCGACAACGGTCTCCGCCGGCGGGCTCGCGGCTGCGGCTACGCGATCGCTCACCGAGCGGATGTCGGGCTTCATCATCATGTGTTTACCCCTCTAAGGTTCCCTTGGTTGAAAAGTATGTGCCTGGCTCTAAAAGGCCCCTAGGCGTTCCCCACGATCCGCATCTGATGCGAGCAGATCTCGATGCCGGTGATCTCGCCAGTGGCGGTGTTGCGCCGCGGCGTCCCGGTGGCGAACGCGCCGGTGAGCAGCACCGTCCGCTTCATCTGCTTCTCGACCGCGGAGACGTCGAGCTGAACGTCGTCGCGGAAGAGTTGCGCCACGATAGACGGGCCCTGCCGGTCGCGGATCGACAGCATGAACTTGAACGGCTTCGGCTTCTGCGTGCGGCTGACGGTGCCGTCCTGGTTGACCTGGGCCTCGGCCTCGAAGTTGGTCTCCTCGATCTCGAGCTCGCCGGCGATCGAGTGGGGCACGCCGTTGATGGTGAGGTCGACGAAGCCGCCTGCGTTCGGGCTCGGCATGGTTTATCTCCTTCCTGACACGAGCTGAGGGAAGCTTGCTCGATGGTGAGGTCGAGCGAGTTGAGGACCGCGCTACCGCGCGGCGGCCCTTGGCCGCTTCCGCGCCGCGCTGGTCGCGCGGCGCGGCTTAAGGGTTATGCTACGGCCAGAGCGTCCCGCGGCTCGCGCCGCTGCATGTAGTTGACGGCGCTGGCGGCGAAGATCCTCAGCTGGTTCACGTGGTCGAGCGGCAGGGAGGCGTTGACGCGGTTGGCGTCGACGGGGTCGCGCTCGACCACGACGTCGCGCGCGAACAGCTCGGCGTTCTCGAACACGCCGAGCGCGACCAGGTCCTCGTAGCCGTGGGTGAGCGTGTTCTTGAGGTCCTGCACCGTCACGATCTGCGGCAGCCGCCCCGGGTTGGCGTCGGCCAGCGCCTGGCGCGGGTGCGCGTTGGTGATCTTCTGGCGCAGATAGCGCACGCCGTACATCGACTGCGCCATGGTCTCGACGTCGAGGTAGGTGGCGTCCGCGTCGCCCCACGGGTTCAGCCGGTAGCCGGTCACCACCCGCTCGATGCGCACGACGCCGGCGCGGTCGACGTAGTAGCCGGACACGCCCGAGTAGTAGAGCGTCTGCTTGTCGGTCTTGTTGAGGCGGTCGCCCTTGAGACGCGGCCCGAGTATCCCCTCGAGCGACAGCGACTGCAGCGGGCGGGAGAGCTCCGGCGCCGAGGAGAGGTGCTTGACCAGGCGGGCGCCGACGGCGGCCGCCACTTCCCACGGAGGCGAGCGGAACTTGCGGGCTGGGAAGTAGGAGAGGTGCTGCCGGTTCTGCGCCTGACCGAAGGTGACCATCGTCGAGACGTCGGTCGTCAGCGGCACCACGGCGTGGCCGTAGATCTGCTTGTACCAGCTCCAGTTGCCGGCGACGTCGGAGAACCAGTCGGCCATGGCCCCGAGGTTGGTCGAATCCGGGTAGGGCAGCACGATCCAGTCGAACTCGTCCTCGCCGAGGTTGGGGAGCACGGCGGTGATGTCGGGGTCGCCGGCGCCCGATGCCATCGCCGTGATGGTCAGCACGCACGCGCTGCCGGTGTGCCCGAGCAGCCCGTCCTCCTCCATGATGCCCTTCTCGATCTCGATGGCGTTGCCGAGCGTGCCCTTGTGGCGCGCGGTCAGGTCCACCTCGTAGTTGTTGGTGCCGTTGACGGCGGCCGTCACTGGCAGGCCGGGCGTGGCGTTGATCTCGGCGGCGAGATTCGTCGCGATGTTGGCGCGCGTGTGGGCCGTCAGCACCGTGGTGCGGATGCGCCGGCCGGCGATGTAGGCGGTGAGGATCTGCGGCTGCGTCAGCGCGGGCACGCCGACGCTGATCTTGCCGGTGGCCAGCACGCCGCCGGAAAGGTCGTCGAGCGGCAGCCACCACACCTCGGCGAGCGGCGCGTTCTTGCGCACGATCGCATCCATCTGCGCGAGCATCGAGCCCTTGCCGGCCAACGCGGAGGCCTGGTCCTCGCGCACCATGATGGGCTGGCCGGCGGCCGCCGAGCCGGCGGCGAGCTTCTGGCCGATGAGCAGCAGGCGGGCGTTGGCGGTGTAGGGCGTGCCGCCCGGGCGGAACTCGAAGTAGACGAACGGCACGCGCACGTTGCCGGGGATGTTGTCGAATTGCACGGGCATGGCGGTCTCCTATGGTTGCGCGCGGCGACTGCCCTGCGGACAGCCGGCCGCCGCGCGCTGGAATCAGGCTTTCTGCTTGGGCCTCGCCGGCGGCGGCGCAGGCTCGCTCTCTGTCACTTCGACGACCCCGCCCTCGGCGAGGCGCCGGCGCCAGTAGGTGCTGGCAGGAACGATCTCGCCCTCGGCGCGCAGCGGCCGGTAATTGTTGTCGGGGTTGAGGATCGTGAAGCCCTCTGCGGGCTTCAGGTGCAGAGTCTGCATGTTAGGATCTCTCCTCTGAGTGGTGCCACCAAACCGGGCCGAGCAGCGGTGTTGACTCGATGGGGGGCACCAAGCCGCCGCGAGCGACGAGCGAGCGGC